TTTTAGTAAGTTCCAACTATTTAAAAAAACACTTTCGTTAAACCATGGATCCACTAAAATATTACCTACTATAAAACTAGAATGATTTAGAAATCTAAACATTAAAATCCTCATTTATTTTGAACAATTGTGGTCTTTCATCACCTTGTAAACATTTGATAATTTTACAAGTATCTGGTCGTAACATTTCAGGACCTGTGAATTGACACCATTTTAAATACTCTAAGTGGTCAAATATATCTTGTGTATTAGGAAAATATGGATTATCTATGTTGTTTAAATTTAACTCACTTATAAATCCACCAGCATTTGGACCTAATACCACTGCTGGAACACCCATACTCACTGCTTCAACAGATGCTATGCTATTAAATGTAACTATACAATGATATTTACCTTTTCTTAGTTGGTCTTGTAGAGAATAATCTACTCTTTGTGACCTTGACATTTTTTCTCTTGTAATAATTTCTCTATTTGATATTGTTTTTATTTTTTCAATCAAATGTTTAGTATACTTTTTAGCATCACCACCAAAGTGATTAAAAACTTTTTGACTAGGTGGTACAACTAATATTTTTTTATTTTTATGTTCTTCTCTAACTTGCAAATTCCACCTTACTAAAGGTCTTTTAGTATTAAAAACTATAGGTGCTATGGTGTCACCAAACTCTGCATATATTCTATCTTTTATTTCTTTAGGTGATAAATGGTTTAATGTTTGTAGATTATTAAATGCTATTCTATGATATTGTTTTGTTAAATTATTACCCATATAACCTGTGTCAATATATAAGTAATCAATATTATTCTTTATACAATCATGTATCAAATGAGTTTTACCTAATCCTCTAAACACACAAGGCGTTTTATCATCAGTTGTGAAAGTATCTTCATTTATGTATTTACCACCACTCCCTTTTGAAAAACTTTCAATATATGGGTCTTTCTCATTTTTACCATTTTTTACTCTTTCGTTTGCTTTTTCTACTGACCAGTCTACACATCTATATGACATCTTTTACTCTCTCCCAATATTCTCCTGATTTTAAATCTGGTAATCTCCAATGCGAGTAACCTAAATTATTTAAAAATTGTTGTCTATCCATACTTATATTCGGTTTCTCTATGTCTGATAATCTACCTGCATTCATAGGTAAATAATAACAATGCTTATTACAAATGAATAAAGGTTTACCTTCCACTATAGCAGGACCACCAGCAGTAGATGTAAATATCACAACTGCATATGCTCTTTTTATTTGACCTACTAATCCTGGATATTCACCTAAAGGTGACTCTACTGAAACTTTATCTGCTGTTTCACAATATTCTGTTAATCTTTTAAAATCGGTTTTATGTTCTTCGTATGACCTTGATGAATGTTGTCTTATTATTATAGGTCTATCTGTATGTTTTCTTAACTCATCTGCTGTTTCTATCGCCCACTGTGATGCGTTAACACCAAGACCTGAATACCCACTTGAACCTCTATTGCAACAAATGTAAATAAATTCACCTTTTCTTAAATCATACTCCTGTACTTTAATTCTTTTAATCTTCGCCATCAAATCCCATCTATCTCTAGGACAATTATCATTAAAGTATTTTGCTTTACCTGGATATATGTTACCATAAGCAACTCTCACATAAGAATTTTTCATATCATAATGATAGTTGTGATTTAAATGTGCATCTACTCCATTAAGAACGTCATTATCGAACATCCATATTTTACCACTTTCTTTGTATTTGTTCCACACGTTCACTCTTAATTGCAATCGTGCTTTTAATTCTTCTTGATTTTGTTTTACTCTTTGATAGTTAAAAATAATTGCATGTGAAAAATCATCTGCTACTTCAAATCCTTCTGGACCTTTAAAGTGTCTAACTCTAATGCCACTTTCTTCAATAGGTTTTGCAAATGCACTCATTAACTCCATTTTAAAACCATACTTAACTGTCGTATTGTAATATACTGCTAAAGATTTCATTCCATATCCGTTTGTGTTGTTTGACTATAATTATTAAACCAGTCATTAGAATAATCAACATCTTCATAAGCACTAAACCAAGGACCTCCCTCCGTAAAATGCACATTCTTTACATCTTCTTTATATTCATATTCTCCTGCTAACCAGTTCCATTCTAATGGTAAATCACCTATAAGTTTTTCACTCTCTAACCATTTAAATTGATGCAACTCTAAACCTGATGCTCTGTTTACATAATTAGGTGTAAGTGCAGTACACTTTTTACAATTCATCAACATAAAACTAGACCAGTTCTTTTTAGGATAGACTGTTTGCTTTTGATTTAAAAACTTTACTTTACTCTTTGGTGTATAATCGTGCTTACAAACTTGCACTGCATATCTATCATCTCTTAATCTCCACAGTTCATTAATATCTGCTTTCATTAACATATCACAATCCATAAACAACGCCCAACCTTGATAGTTCATCAAGTGTGGTGTAATAAATCTACTAAATGAAAACTCTGTAGATGATAAATTATTTCTTTCTCTGACAAAATCATCTTTTATATTGTCAAGGTATATTGGTGTTATTGATATAGGTTGTGTGCTATTCTTTAATATGCTATACGATAACACACTAAATGATACTTTTTCTTTTGTATCATAACCTATAAAAACATTAATCATTATCAATCTCTTTTGCTCTAAATACTTCCACATATGATTCACAGTTAGGGCAAGTTAAATTTGTTACCATATCATATCTCTCGTCATCTTCTATATCATGGTCTCCACCCCATATTAATTCGTTGTCGCAATGCCAACATTTCATACTTTACTACCTACTGTTTCTCTTTCTATATCACCATGGTCAAACTCTGCCCAATACAATTCAAATGCTACACCGTCTTCTAAACCTATGAACTGATGATATTCATTTGGTTTTACTTGTGTAAAATCACCAGGTCCTAATATTGTTTCGTCTACTAAATCATAATCATTTTTCCAAACTTTTACAATCATTTTACCTGACTCAACATAGAAACCATTCCACTTATATTTGTGTCTATGTTTTGAACATGATATACCTTTTTTATATTCTATTCTATGAAATTCTAAAACTCCATTTGCGTGTATGAGTTTTGTTTGACCCCATATTTTACCTGATATATTACTCATTGTTATCCTTTTTATTTAATGTATATTCAAAATTTTGGGTGTTTGAATTAATATTAGTTAATTTAGCACCATTTTTTATATGAAAATGCGTTGCAACAGGTGTTAGCGGTGACAATGTTAAAAATCTTTTAGCATCTGTATTTTTTTCTATATGCTTTCTAATTTTACCTAATAATTGTCTACCAGCACCTCTTTTTCTAGACCAAATTGTATATGCAATTGCAATTTTATTCTCTTTTACATCACTACTAAATTTTTCTAATGCTCTAGTTGATTTAGGTACCTCACTACACAGTGCAATACACACAACACCCTCGATATTACCTTTATATTCTAAACCATAAATTTTTCTATTACGACCTAATCTAAACTCTAAGTCTAGTTCAGGTCTAACCGGGTCTTCTGATACATCTATATAATCTAACTCTACTAATTCCGAACCTTTTACCCATTTATAAAAATCTGACAGTTTATTTTTAAACTTCTTCATGGTAGCATTTCACCTGCATCTTTTCTTGCTTTACCTTTATGATGATCCATATACTCTGACATCGGAGTATTTGGCCAAGGATTTCCTACTTTTCTAATATATGGTGCTAAATTAAAACTTTTTAATCCATCTACATCTTCACATTTTTTTCTAACAACATCAAATAAATAACTATCGTGCCATTCTTCTTCTCTTGCAAAACTCATTGAAGTATACATATGTCTAAATTTTTTAACAAACATTTTTGTTTCCCAATGTCTTAAATTATAACCTACAAATCCACATTCACTATAGTATGTGGGTCTATGTATGTGTGATATATGATATTCACTTGGTAAGAACTTTTCTACAATAACTTTTGCATCAAAAAACTTTTTGAATACTATGTCAGCATCCATCCAAAAAACATAATCGTAATTAGTTTTCTCTGTTTCATGTAACATCAAATCTGTTTTTGCAAAAACTTTGTAAGCAAACCTAATTGCGTCCATTTTATAATTTGCTCCCTGAATTATTTTATCAGGTCTACCTTCTTCTGTGCTAGATATATTTCTTTCTTTAATTCTTTGTATGAATTTTTTTAATTGATTACCATTCTTACCTGCCATTATATTGTGATAATGTATATTATCTCTCAAAGGAAAGTCTTCTGGTATCCAACCTTCGTGGTAGATGTGTAAATTGAATGGTAAATTATAAGATTCTAAAAATCTGTGTGCATAATACTTATAAAGTTTTTCGTTAAAACTAGTTACTATTCCTATTTTCATATCCTGTCCTCATTATGTAGTATGCATCAACTATGTCTGTTACAGGATTGTTCAACTTATTCATACCTAATTCAGATACTAAATCAGTTCCACCATCTTTCATAAATTGTTCATACATCATTTGTTTGTCTGCGTTACCTTTACCAGTTGCTCTCTTTTTAACAACACTTGGTACTATAATATTAAATTCTACGTTTGGTGATTTCCATAACTTGTGTTTAAGTAAACCACCATTCTCTGCTATCTGAAATAAACCTTGACCTTTTGAACCATAGGAATATCCTTCGATATACACATAACTATGTATATCTTTTATTAGACTGAATACCCAATTAGATATACCGTCAAATCTTTCCTCAGGTGTTTTATATAAAGGGTACTCGTCACCGTAAACACCTTTAGCAATATTACCTTGATATTTTTTCTTTGTAGTTAAGAAATGAAACTTGCATTTTGTAATATCAACTTCTTCTTCATCATTTATACAGACTGCTGGACTGTTTAAACTATAGTCAATCCCAATCGTCCTCGTCTTCTTCACCATATTCACTTATCTCCTCATCTTCAAATGCGTGTCCACAAAATGGACACATTATAGGATATATTTCTTTCGTTTCATTAAATTTAATTTCCATTTCAGTTCCACAACTCTGACATTTATGCTTTTGTATCATAACTTAAACTTCTTAAATTGGTCTTTTTTAACATCTTGTTTTATACCTCCAATAACATATGATTCTATCTCTGTTTCTTGTGGTGCGTTCTGTAATCCTCTACTACTTAACCAGTGTGTTATCCATGGTAAAGGGTTTGATTTTTGGTCGTATTTCGGCGTTAGTCGTATCGCTTTCATTCTTCGGTTTGCCATGTGTTCTACAAACTGGTGTAACAATTTTTCTGACAACCCAATCATACTGCCTTGTGAAAATAGATATGTTGCCCATCTTTTCTCCTCTGATACAGCATCATCAAACATCTGATAAACTTGTTGCTCTGTATCTTTTATAACTTGATTCATTACCTTATCGTTTTCTCGTTCTCTATACATATTAATAATTTGTTGTGACATTGCAAAGTGTTGACTTTCATCTCTTGCTATAAAGGATATTATCTTTGCTGAACCCTCTAACTTTTTAAGTTCACCAAATGCAAAAGAACAAGCAAATGATACATAAAACCTTAAACCTTCAAGTATGTTAACAGTTACTAATGCTAACCATAATCTCTTCTTTAACTCATACATATCGACTTGATTAGGTGATAATGTCCAAGTATATCCTAATTCTATTAAATCATCATATGTTTTAGTTACTGATTCTGCTCTTCTTTTTATTTTTTCATCATCTATAATTGTATTGAAAACATCACTAGGATTTGAATACAAGTTCTTTATAATGTATGTATAACTCCTAGAATGTATGGTCTCCATAAAATCCCAAGTTACAATACAACCCTCTATTTCAGGTAGTGAAACAAATGGTAGAAATGCTAAACATGGTCCTCTACCTTGCACACTATCTAACATAGTTTGATACTTCAAGTTTGATGTAAAAATAAATTTCTGACCTTCTGTTAAATCTAGATAATCATTTCTATCTTTCTGTAAAGATACCTCTTCAGGTCTCCAAAAATAACCTAATTGTTGTTGGTTTAGTTTGTCAAATATAGGATATTTCATATCACTATATTGTTGTACTTGTAAGTCCTCACCAAAAAACATAGGTTGTTTTGTGAAGTCTAGTCCTTTTTCTTTACTGAATACGCTTTTTGCCATTACTCTTTACTTTCCTTTAATTCATAAAAAAATTTGTCGTCATCACCTGCCGTCCACTTTTGTTCTCCCTCTACACTATACTCCTTGGTGGACACTTTGAAGTCGGGAAACTTCAACTCACTCGGCGTATAAGATTTATCATAAAAGATAACTCTGTTGTTAGGTTGAGCGGCAAAATGGCCGTTCTCTAACTTTAATATATTAAATGACTTATGTTGTGATGGTACTTCACTATAAGTTACATTTCTTTCTAAATTCGTACTGTTAGCATTATCTATTGTAAACATATACCAACCTTGATACCATTTTTTATTTGGTGATAAGTATTTACATTGATTACCACTAAGCATTTGTTTTTCACATACTGCAATATCATAACTAAAACAATCCCATAATTGCAATTCTGTAAGAGGTACATCCTCTTTTATATCTGTCTTCCAAGTAAAAGCACTAATAGGTAACTTGTCATACAAAGCACCATACTCTGGTATGTAAGTTTCAAAGTATAATGCTCTACCTTGAATTGACTTTGCTGTTACCCATATACCCTCAACAAACTCACCATGACCTTTTTGGCCGTCATATAGATATTCTTTTTTAACATACACATCAACATGAGGTGTATTGACACACAAATATGCCATAAGTTACCTTTCTATATTGTACAGCTATCGCAATCTTCTTCTACTTGCAATGTCGCTGGTTTAGTTTCTTCAACATTGTCTTGCCAACCAACATTATGAGATGGTTCGTCAATGTCTTTCTTAGCGTCATATGTATTTTGATAATAAGAAGTCTTCCAACCATATTTGTATGTTGATAATAAGTCTTGAGCCATTACTGAAACTGGCACTTGATTATCTTCATAATTTTCTGGATTGTAAGACCAATTACCACTTATCGCTTGGTCAAAATACTTTTGCATTACTGCAACGATATTTATATATCCTTCATTCCCCTTCATGTCCCATAAAAGAGTATAATTATTTTTAAGTCTATGATAATCAGGCACAACTTGTTTTAATGTACCTTTTTTAGACTTTTTAACGCTTAAATAATCTCTAGGTGGTTCAATGCCATTTGTCGCATTAGAAACCACACTAGAAGATTCAGACGGCATTTGAGCTGATAAGGTGCTATGTCTTAAACCATGCTCTTTGATATCTTTACGGAGTTGTTCCCATTTCATAGACAGTTTTCTGTTTGAAAT